TGTAACCGCCAAACATTCTTGCCGCCATTTCTACATACTGAGTGTACATATCATATGTTGCTAGGCCACCTGCTTGTGAATAGTTTAATAGATAAACGTTTAAAGTTGCTGATGAAAAAGGATCAAAACTTGAACTATATGGGCCAGTACTGTCACCCATTGTACGTCTAAATACTTGTCTAACAGAACTAACTTCTGTTGGAAGTGTGTAAGTATTTTGATTTTCTTGTAGTTCAACTACATTATAACTTTCTTCGTAAGCATTCTGTGCTCTTTGTCTATAAGTTGATAATGCTTTGTCGTACGCTACTTCGTAATGATCTGGATCTAGTTCAACGTCAACAATTCCGCCACCTAGGCGTTTGTCAACATAGTTGAATAGTTCATCTTTTAGTGTTGTTAAATCTGCCATTTAAGTTTCTCCGTTAATAGTATTTATCAACTCGGCAGAGTATTGATTAAGTTGCTTTAATGATAATTAAGTTTTCGTTGAATCGCCCATTAACTGCTGTGGCTGTTGTTTTTAGTTTGTCGAACAGTTTACGACTATCTGGCTTGCCCGACATTCTAAGTTCTTTGAGAACTTCTTGTGGCTTACGTAGTGTCTTTTGTGCTGACTTGTTAGTATCAAATCCTAAAATACTTGTACCTTTAACTGTAAAAGTTTTAGCATAGTCATCAGCAACATAGTATTGTAGTTTACGATTTTTAATGTTGTAAACCCACATCTCACTTGACTTAAGAATTTTAGTAGGTTCTACAGTTTCTAATTTAAACTCTTCAAACTTTCTTAGCAGTTTTAATTTTCTTACCTGCTTCTCTGGTGGTACTGGTTTTTTCTTTCTAATACCTACTTTGGCCTTCTTGCTTTGATGATATGCGTCTAATTCTGCTATAATCGCCGCACAGTACTTGATCATGTTCTTTTGCTGGGTCTTAGTATAGCAACTATATCCTTCGCTTAAATCAGCGTCTACGCCAGCGACAGAGTCCTCAAGTTCTCTTTTTTGTTTTGTCCATTCATCTTTAATAATATTAACATGCTGAGCAAGTATGTTTCTTTCAGCTAAAAACTGTTGTACCATTGGCTTTTCATTTGATTTAATATCGCCCGATACGTATTCGTCCCATAGTCCATCAATGTCACCTGCGGCTAAATGTGCTCGCTCTATCATAATTTCTTGTATGTTAGGTTTATTTGCTTTAGGTTTTAGTTCTTGTTCAGCATCGTCTTTAGCTAAACTCTTTGCATTATTATGTATAGCTTCTTTTGCTTTTACACTGATATATTCTATTTCTTCAGCAGTTAGCTCTAAGCCTGTTTGTTGCATTCTAATTAACCAACCTATAGTTGTTGGTGTCCAACTGTCTTTAATAGCATTAAACTTTTTACTTTGTTCTTTGTCATTTTCTGTAAGCCATTCTACTATCCATTTTTTAGCTTGTTTCTTATCGCAGACATATCCATACCAGTTGTATGCCCACATCATTTTTAGTCGACGTTCTTCAGGCTTTGGCTGAGTAGTAAATTTTGGTTCATCGCCTTTAGCTTTACGATCTTCAATTCCTACTTTAAGTTCTTTAAATTTCAAAGTAATGCTCCCATGGTTATCATCTTGTTTATATCTGCTATCATTGTATTTGTTTCTTCTAACTTAGTTAAAAATTTTCTTGTAGGCTTATGCAGTCTACGACATTCAACTTCTTGTATACTTAATTCATTTACTAATATATCTGTATTTTTAAACATTATATATAAGTCTTTTTGAATTTTATAGTCTAAATGGCTGATTTTTTGCTCTAAATGGTTTCTTAGTGCTTGCCAATCAACTGATGAATGTATTTTATCCATTTGCTAACTATATAGAAAATTTTATAAAAGTAAAGCTATTATATATTCTTTTGGATATATTGTCAAGGCAGGCAAAGACGATAAATAATACAAAATAGGAAATAGAAATGCCAAGACTAAGTTTATACAGACCAAATAAAACAAACGATTACAAGTTCTTAGATAACACTATCCGAGAAATGTATACTGTTGGTGGTATGGATATGTACGTTCACAAATATCTAGGACCAAAAACAGTAGGAGATTCTGCAGACAGAGATACTGGTGATGCAACTAGACCTGTCTATGATGAATCAAATCCCTTGTTCATTGAAGATGTTTTATTCTTAGAAAATAGAGATCGTGAATATGATGATAGCATATACATCATGCGTGGTGTCTATAATGCACAAGATATTGACTTTGATCTAACACAGTTTGGATTATTCTTAAATGGCGACACAGTATTTGTAACATTCCATTATAATGATATGATCGATACACTAGGTCGTAAACTTATGGCTGGTGATGTTATTGAGTTTCCTAATTTAAAAGATTATCATCCGTTAGACGATTCGGGTCCTAAGGCATTACCAAGATATTATGTAGTGCAAGATGCAAGTTTTGCATCAGAAGGGTTCTCACAAACATGGTTACCACACCTATGGCGTGTTAAACTAACACCTCTTACAGCAAGTCAAGAATACAATGATATACTTAACAAGCCAATGGATGAGGATAATCCATCAGCTGGTACCATTGAAGACTTTGTAAGTCAAAAGAAAAAGAATTTAGAAATTAATGATCAAATATTACAACAAGCTGAAGTTGAAGTTCCATCAAGTGGTTACGACAATGCAGGATTCTATGTTGTTCCTACTAAAAACGATGAACCAATCAATCATGAAGATGTTGCTGATGGCGATAGTACAGAAACACCAGGTGTGTCAGCACAAGCAGATGGTTACCTAGTAGGTTACTTAACAGGCAATAACATACCTCCAAATGGTAAACCTGTGACTAGCGGAGTTTCTTTTCCAGGCAGTCCAGCAGAAGGTGATTATGCACTAAGATTAGATTACTTTCCAAATAGATTATTCCGTTATGACGGAGCTCGTTGGGTTAAAGTAGAAGATGGCGTGAGAACAGATCTTACTCCAGGTAGTGATAATAAAACACAACGCAGTGGATTTGTTAATAATTCTGAAACAATTACAACAACAGACAGAGGCAATATTTCAAGTCGTCAATCACTTAGTGACTTGCTCAAGCCTACAAAGGATAACTAATGGCTTTACAAAGTTTCTTTTATGATGAACAAATAAGACGCTTCTTATTACAGTTCACAAGAATTTTTTCAAACTTTCAAGTTGAGTATGGCAGAAATGATAGCGGTCAGCCAACATATACTAGAGTGCCTATTCGTTACGGTGATAGTTCGAAACAGGCTTCAGTTATTATGGCAGATAATTCAGCTAACAAAATACCTAACTCACCATTGATGACATTTCATATCACTAGTTTAGACTATGCTAGAGATAGAATGCAAGAACCTAACTTTGTAGATAAAAAAGTATTTAGGCAACGTACCTGGGACGATGAAACACAGACATACGAACAGACACAAGGCAATGCGTTTACAGTAGAAAGACTAATGCCAGTACCATATAACTTAACACTTAATTTAGATATATGGACTACAAACACTACAATGAAATTACAGATATTAGAACAAGTATTGACTCTGTTTAATCCAAGTTTAGAAATACAATCAACTGATAACTATGTTGACTGGACTTCATTGAGTGTTGTAGAATTAAACAATACTAACTGGTCATCAAGATCAATTCCAATGGGGCAAGACACAAATATTGACATCAGTACATTAACATTTAGCTTACCTATATGGATTAGTCCTCCAGCAAGAGTTACTAAAATGGGTGCTGTGCATAAGATTATTGCATCAGTATTTGATGCTAACGGTGATGCTAAAGAAGCACTAGTCAATGATGACTTACTGTTAGGCACAAGACAAAAGATTACACCGTTTGGATATCAAACTGTGCTAATAGGTAATCAACTACAATTATTAGAACATAATCAAGTTGAATCAAACGAAGGAACACTGGATCCTGCACAAGGACAACCAAGTAGTATTTTTTGGAAAAGTCTAGTAGATGTGTACGGAGAATTGCGTGCAGGTATTACTCAAATTAGATTAACTATTCCAGGAACGACAGCAGAAGTTGTTGGTACTGTAGCATATCATCCAGCAGATGATCATTACTTGCTATTTACGGTTGATGAAGATACTATTCCTACAAACACCTTAACAGCAGTAACCGCAGTTATTGACCCACTGACTAGTGGCCCAGGTGATGGGTTGGCGGTCGCGGCAAGTGGTCAACGTTATCTATTACTAAATGCAATAGGTGATAGTGATAACACAGATGCCTCAGATGCTTGGGGTAGTCTAGTTGCTTCAAAAAATGATATCATTGAATATGATGGTTCTAATTGGACAGTATCAACTGATGCTAGTGCAACTTCTACTACGCAATATGTAACTAACCTAACAACAAGTGTTCAGTTTAAATGGGACGGAACTACTTGGACTAAAAGTTATCAAGGTTTATACGAAGGTGGCGAATGGAGTCTAGTCCTATAAATGCTGTTGGTGTTTGGTTGTATAGCCAAGCAACTAACAGATATCTTTATCTTTTAAGAAATGATCCAAAGCATCCAGGAAGTTGGGGACTGCCTGGCGGCAAGGTTGAACTTGGCGAAAGTCTATTAGATGCAATGCAACGTGAGTGCGAAGAAGAACTAGGCAAATATCCTGATGTTATTAAACTTATTCCTATAGAACATTTCACATCAGCAGACAATAAGTTTGTTTATCATACATTCTTTGGAGTACTTTCTAAAGAATTTGTACCAACATTGAATCATGAACATTTAGGGTATGCTTGGGTAAACTCAGGTGAAATACCCAAACCGTTACATCCTGGGTTCTTTGCCACAATTAATGTTGATGAAATAAAAGAAAAAATTAAAACAATAGAACTAACTATTTAATTACTGAACATCACAGTAGCTTACCCACTCTTGGTAAGACATTCTACTAAAGTTTGGACAATCTCTCCAAGTACTAGGAACTGGCATATCATTGCTAACGTGATAAAAATCAACACCTGGGTAAGTTGTCATTAGCTTGTGCATTTGTTGTCTCATCTTATGATCTTCTATAGTACGATGTTTATCTGGATCATCTTGAGAAACATAAACATTATTATTATAATTTGGGCTCATCTGATTATCAAATCCTAATAAAAATATTTCTTTATGTCCGTCAAAACATGCTAGCCAAGTTGCTACTAATGCAGTTCTGCCACGCATTGATTGCGGCATTAAAAAGAATTCCCCAGGATATTTTATGCAGTTTTTTGCTGATGTGTATACTGTACAACGCTGTGTGTATCCGCTGTCAATACACTCTTGTAACTTTGTGTCGTCGAAAGTAATAAAGAAATCTAACTGCATTTCATTATGCAGTTGGCCTGTGCCGTATGTTTGAAGTTTTTGACGACCTAGTAGTCCGCCTCTGTGCTTTTCTAATCTTGTAACATCATATGCTAATCGACTTTCACCACTAGCCATAATAGCGGCTCTACCTGATATGTGTTGATTTTTGATTGGATTATCAATCCACTCTTTTTCAGTTTGGCGATTGCCGTCTTTGATAATGGTATTAAGGACAACATATTCACCGTCATAATCTTTACGGTAAATTTCTTGCATGTTAGAGTCTGCCTACCGCTACTTCGACAGTTCCTGCGTCGTCCGTGTTCTTTGCTTCAAGTGCTTTACCAATAATTGATCCAGGAACATATTCACCGTTGCGTGCTTCTGCATGTCCTGGTGTTGCACTTGTTACTAATAGATCACCTCTGTTGACTTGACCAACAACTTTACATGGAACACGACCTAATAGAGCAATGTCTTGTCCGTCAATTGATTGGTTCATTTTAACAGCAGGGTCTGTTGAAATAATACCTAGTACTGCATGATCGTTTGATTTTGTACATTCAGTTGCTTCACTATCGCCGCCAATAACAACGACAGTACCTGGTTCATAAGTTTTGTCAGTGGTGTAACGCTCAGCAACGTCAGCGTATTGTGCTGATGTTGATTTAGCATGAACTGTATTAAATCCTACAGTAGAATTACCAATATTGCCTGTGCCATCACTTTGACCATTTAACACATCAGCATATACAGTGTATCCTGGAATTTCAAAGCCGCCAGCTGTGGAACCATCGTGTATACGAACCACATCGCGATCAGTGTCTACAGTAAGTTCTCCTACTGCACCAGTAAACGAGTTATTCTGTGCTGTTGTTCCTCTTCTAAATTGTACTTGTTTTGCCACGTTTGAATTCCTTTATTATATTAGTATTTATCACTAACTGATTATTGCAAGATCTTGAACTCGTCGCCAATTAGTTCCATCACTAAACGCTAAAGTAGCCCCGTTAGTTTCGTCACTAACATATATAATTTGTGCTACTGCACTAGTAGCAGTTGGCACTGTACTAACTGTGTATGCTGGAATGCTTAGTTGGCTAGCTGTAATTGCTGTAGCAAAAACACCTAAATTATATGTTGCTGTAGCTGGTGTATCTGTTACTAGTCCTAAGTCTTCTTCACTAGTACTCCTGTCGGTAATTAAACCTAAATCCTGATTATCCACACCATCAAAGTGAGTTGTACTAGAAGCATCAGCAACAGTTGTTCCGCCTAATGCAAATGTTTTAAAAACGTTATCAAATCTGAATCCTCGTGAACGTCTCGAATATGATGTGAACCAAGCCATTAGTTAGTAATCTCCATTGTTTTTACCACTGCCATCCATTTAATTGTCTTGCCTGTGGCTCCTTGACAAGTAACAACAACTGCATCTTCAGTATCACCTGCTAAAGCATCAACAGTCCAGTCAATGTCATCACGAGCAACAGCAACTTCGTAAACTGTGCCCACGTCTGCTGTTGTTCCTGAAAAATTATCTGCTACACCTTTTAACTGCCAACCTGCTGATTCGCCTGTGGCATCTGTTCTTCTAGCTACAATATCTACTGTATAAAACATTGTTGTGTCAGTGCTAATAGAAACTCTTGAATCTGTTGTTCCACCTACAAATATTTCAGTAACTGAGTCGTCTGTAGTTGTTCCGTATAATACATATCTTTTATTAACAAAACCTGTGTCACCGTGTAAAAACACTGAATCAGCATCATCTATATCCAAATCACCCGACACGGTAATATCACCAGATATATCTATTGACGAACTATTGACCCATTGTGAGCCATTATACTGTAATAAATCGTTTGTTGCTGTTGATGTAAGTGTAACGTCTGCTAGAGCATCCACTGAACTGCTATCAATGGATGAATGCTGTTCAAATGTTAATGCTGTTGAATCAATTGTTATTACACCGTCAGTGGTTAATTTCCAAAGGGTGTCAGCATATGTTGAACCTTCTGTAACCATACAGGTCATACCAGCTACAATAGTTCCTTGATGACTACCGTCACGACTACGTATCCAGGTACCATTAGAGCCTGATCCTACAACTGTACATCTATATAATCCGTTTTCTGAAGCTGATGTTTGACCTGTGACTAATATACGATCGTCAATAGTAAGACTAACTCCATCAACGGTAGCTGGAGTGCCACCGCTGAGAGTTACGTTTGAACTGCTAAGTATCCGAACGGCTGATTTAGCACTTACGCCGGATAACTGATGGGCTCTAGGCCTGGTTAATGCCATACTAACCCCTTTTTAATTAAGCTACATCTCCAAAGGATGCCGCTGTTCTTTCTGTAAATCTAAAGCTACTGCCTGCTAAAGGAGTAACTGTTCCTGCATCTACACTTATTTGAATATCTAATCTACCACCTGAGTTTGGTCTACATGAGCCAAAGTATGTAGCAACATATGTATCTGCGGCATTCAATGTTGAACTAACTAAAGTGTCGCCTGCATTATCAAAGACTTTAGTATCAGCACCAACAGCGCCACCAGCAATACCAGTTGTAAGCTGACAGTCAAATTCGTGTAAGTCACCTGATACATCATTAAATTCAAACACTGGATTACCTGTTGAACTGTTAGTAAATCTTAATTGTATAAAGAATTCGTAAAACTTGCCAGCATCTAAGTTTGGTGAGACACCAAAAGCGTCTGTTGGAGTTGCTGAAATAGCACTACCGTCTGCAGTTAGATAATGGAACATTTCATATGTAGCTCTTTCTTGAATACCTGTTGATCCAAATTCTACTGCCGCTGTATCAACGTTACCTGTTACAGTCAATGCTGATAGTGTACCTACTGATGTTATGTTTGTTTGTGCCGCAGTTGATAATGTTCCTGCTAGTGTTGCGCCAGTAACTGTACCACTTGCTGTTATATCTGTTGCACCTGTTATTGCACCACTTGTTAATGTTGCTGTGCCGTCTGTTAATGATCCACCTGTAACTGCACCACTTGCTGTAACTGTTGTAGCACTCGATAATGCTCCACTTGTTAGTGTTGCTGTTCCATCAGTTAGTGAGCCACCGGTAACTGCACCACTTGCTGTAAGTGCTACTACACCTGTAACTGTTCCTGAATCTGATATTAGTGCACCGTCTGTAATTTTACCAGCAGTAACAATATTGCCGCCTGTTACGTTGCCAGTTGCTACAACTGCCGGAGTTGTAATGTTTCCGCTGTTAATAACTGTGTTTGGTGTGCCAGATGCATATGTGCCAGCAAAGAAAGTAATTGGACCATCTTGAGTTAATGCAACAACTGTATTACCGTTATTTAATACAGAACCTGCTGTTGTTGAATTACCTGATAAAATAGCGTTTGTTGAATCATCTGTACGGAAAATTTCTAATTGTGTGTCTACTTCACGTAGTATTAAGCTACCAACGTGTAATACGTTACCGTGAATCTCATCATAGGCTTCGGTATCGCTACCAATATTATATGTAACATTAGCTGTTGGTTTAATGTTACCTGTAATTGTTGCTGATGAATTTAATGTTACAACACCATTTGCATCCATTGGTCCATTAATTAAAACTTTACCAGTACCTGCTGGATTTAAGTCAATGTTACCGTTAGTATTTGTTGATGCAATAGTATTACTTGATACTGTTATGTTTGTACCAACTGGTCCTGCCGCATATACTTCATCAAAGTTATCATTTAACTTATCAAAGGCCGTGCGTAACGGATCGCCGGTATTATCGTTGGCTGATACGCCAATGTTAACTGTTTGTTTTGCCATGATTTAAAAGTCCTCTTTATTTGTATATTATTTATCATTATTGAAAAGTTATTAGATTTTAAGGTCAAGAAAAAGCCCTGTTGCCAGGGCTTAGTCTATATTTCTTTGGTTTGTGAGCTAGTTGTTATTTAACTACTACTTCAATAACGCCTTCTCCACCTTCCCAATTTTCAAGTGCTTTACCAATTACTGCACCGTATGTTGGGTTAGCTTCTGCTCTAGCCATACCATTACCTGCTGATACCATCATGTCGCCTTTAGCAACAGGACCAGTAACTTTACATGGTACACGACCTTGTAATGCTACCATAGCTGTATGTTCTGCTTCTAAACCATCATTCATTCTGTAAGCTGGTGCTGTTGAAACAACGCCTGCTACTTTAGTTGAATGATCGTCTGCACATTCAGCAACTTCCTTGTCACCACCAAACATTACAACTGTACCTGGAGCATATTCAGCGTCAGCTTCATATTTCTCTGCCAAGTCAGCGTATTGTGCTGATGTAGCTTCACCATAGATTGTTGCCCAACCTTTTGATGAACTACCTAAGTCGTAAGTTGCGTCAGTTTCAGGAATAACATCACCTTTAATATCTACTGATGATGCACCAGTTTCCATAGTGATACTTGAATCACCGTTGGATAAACCAGTAATAGTAGTTGTAGTAGTAATTTTACGTACTTCAATCTTATCACTAGTTGCTGGAGCTTCTGTAAATGTCAATGTAGTACCTGACACTGAGTAAGCTGTTGTTGGTAATTGAACCACACCGTTAATACTTACAATACATGAAGCAGTAGTTTGACTATCGCTTAATGTAAACGCTGTTGTTGTATCATCACCATCAAAGTTTTCAGAAGCAATAACAGTAAACGCTGGAACACCTAAGCCTTTAAACTGTGATTCTGAAACATCATAAGCTTCGTACTGATCAGTTGTTGAGTTATAACGCATCATACCTGCAACACCTGTAACTGGACGTTGAGCTGTTGTACCAACTGGTACCATCATTGAGTCAGTTGCACTAACTTTCAATGTTGCACCTGTTGTTGATGTAGCTGTACCAATCATAACTTGATCAAGACCAGCGTCAACTACTAACATATTTTCGTTGTTAGCAGATTCAACACGTAAGTCCATGTCGCCGCCAGCATCGTTAAGTGTTAGAGCCGCACCACTTGTAGTAATATCATCACCGTTAATAGTAATGTTATCAACTGTAGCTGTAGTTACGCCTGTTAAAGCACCGCCTGTTAATGTAGCTGTACCATCAGTTAGTGTACCAACTGTGTTAGTACCTGTTGATGTAACGTTAACTGCTGATAGTGTGTCAGTACTTGCGTTATATGCAAATGCCGCTTCGTCTACTAAAGCACCGTCAGTGCCTGCGTATACAACTCTACCTGCTGTTAAGTCTGATACTGTAGCTGATGCCAGTGTAGCTTCACCTGATGTAGCAAGTGTAGTAACACCTGTAACTGCACCAGAATTAATACTTGCTGTACCATCTGTTAATGTACCACCAGTAATTGTACCTGAACCAGTAATGTTAGTAGCACCTGTTAGTGCTGATGTCATTGCAAGTGTAGTAACACCTGAAACAGCACCTGATGAAATTGTTGCTGTACCGTCAGTTAAAGAACCAACTGTAGCCGCACCAGTAACATCTAATTTACCTGTTGTAGCAATATTACCTGTTGTATCTGCAACAGTAAATGCACCGTCAACATCAATACCACCGTCTAAACTTGCTAGACCACTTGCTGTAATTGCCGCTACTGTTGTAGCACCTGTTACACCAAGAGTAGTACCAACTGTTGCCGCACCTGTAACTGTTAGTGCATCGCCAATTGTTACGTCATCTGGTAATGCTACTGTAACTGTGTTATCAGAAACTGTAACTGTTGTTTCGTTTGCAGTATCAGCAAATGTTAATGTATCAGTACCAATTGTAACTGTATCTGATGTAACACCGTCTGTAATTGTAAACGTACTTGCGTTAGTAACTGCTGTATCAACATATGATTTTGTAGTTGCATCTGTAGTTGCTGTTGGAGTAGCTACGTTTGTTACTCTATTAGCACCCATATCAACAGTACTTGAACCGTCAATTGTTAGATCACCTAATGTTGTAGCACCGTCTGCATTCAACGCACCAGCTGTTGTAAATGAACCAGCTGTAACTGCACCTGAAGCACCAATTGTTGTAACTGAAGCAATAGCACCAGATGTAATTGTTGCTGTACCGTCAGTTAATGTAGAACCTGTTACTGTACCTGTAGCAGTCACGTAACCTGGAGTAGTAATGTTTTTAGCATCTAAGTCTGTACCGTCAAACGATAAGTCAGTTGCATTATCAGTAACTTCACCACTGTTAGAGAATAAAATAGCAGTATCTGCCATGTCATCAATAACTAGTTCGTTGCCTGTTGGTAGTGTAACTTTACCTGTACCTGCCGCTGAAAGATCTAAATCTCCAGAAGTAGCAGTAATTAAGTTTGCGTCAATGTCAATATTGTCAACACGTACTTTACCTACGTTAGCTGTACCTAATGCACCGGTAACTGCTTCTGTTGTAATAGTTGCGTCTGGTATGAATCTAAATTCATCTGTTGGATCATCCCAACCCATGTAAGCAACTCTTTCTTCAGTGTTGTAGTAGTACATTGAAATACCACGGTCTTTACCATCGTTTGATGTAAGTGCCGCATTGTCTGCTCCTCTACCTAATTGTAGAATTGGATCAACAAGTTGTGTTGTAGTTGAGTTAACTGTTGTTGTAGTACCTTGAACAACCAAGTCACCTGTAACTGTTAAATCATTTCCAATAACAACGTCATCTGGTAAACCAATTGTTAATGTATCTGTTGCTGAAACTGCAACATTAACTTCATTAGCTGTACCCGCAAATGTTAAAGTATCGCCTTGAGCGATTGTTTGTGTAGTTGAACCATCTGTTATTGTAAAACCAGATGATAGTAAACCATCAACATAACCTTTAGTTGTTGCATCACCTGATGCTGTTGGAGTAGCAACATTAGTAACTCTGTTAGCACCCATATCAATAGTACTTGTACCATCAATTGTTAGGTCACCTAAAGTAGTTGCGCCGTCAGCGTTAAGTGTACCAGCTGTAGTAAGTGAACCACCTGTAACTGCACCTGTAGCTGTAACTGTAGCACCGTTAACTGCACCTGTAGCTGTAACTGTAGCACCTTGAACTAATGCTGATGTAAGTACGTTACCACCAGTAATATTACCTGTTGCTGTGATAGTTGAACTTGCCGCAATAGTTGTTGCACCTGTAACTGCACCTGAAGTAACGCTAAATGCGCCATCAGTTAGTGTACCACCTGTTACTGTACCTGAAGCAGTTGCATTTGTAACGCCTGTTAATGCACCTGAGTTCAATGAAGCTGTACCATCAGTTAGTGTACCACCAGTAATTTGACCTGAAGCACCAATTGTTGTAACTGAAGCAATAGCACCAGATGTAATTGTTGCTGTACCATCTGTTAGTGTACCTGCTGTTATTGTACCTGTAACTGTTGGACTATCTACTAGACCTACTGTTAATGAATCTGTACCAACAATCATTGTTGTTTCGTTAGCAACACCAGCGAATGTTAAAGTATCGCCTTGTGATATTACTGAAGTGTTTGGTGTATCTTCTGAATCACTAACTGTGAAACCTGAAGATAGTAAACCATCAACATAACCTTTAGTTGTTGCATCACCTGTTGCAGTTGGAGTAGCTAAATTTGTTACTTTATTAGCACCCATGTCAACTGTACTCGAAGCATCAATTGTTAAGTCACCTAAAGTAGTTGCACCGTCTGCGTTTAATGCACCAGCTGTTGTAAATGAACCAGCTTCA